TTGAAAAGATACGCTTTGAGAAGAAGCATCCGCCCCGTTACTCATAGTGTATTTTCCATTTTCAAACATTCCAAGCGTAAAACCTTTAAAAGCTCCTGCCTTGTTTTGTGTAAAAATAGCATCCCCTTTAGAATCCCACATAATCAAATCGAATTGACGGTGTGAACTCAAAGAAGTCAAAGCCTTATGAAAGTTCAATCCGTTGTCAAATACTGCTGTATATTCGTATGGATTTTTACCTGCTACAATCTTTTCTCCTGAACCTGCACGAGTGATAATAGTATCTTCTGCAGTATTGTCATTCATTTCAACAACTCCCTGCAATATAATTAGTTTGTTTTGTTGTTGTAGCTCTTGAATGTAAGCTAAATTTAAGGCTTTTGTATTATCGAAAATAAGACCACGTTCGATAAGTCCTAGAGTTGTTACTCTTTTAATATCAGTTTTACAATGTTTTAATCCAGTACCTAAAATGGCACTAGCTGAACAATTTACTGAATTTACGATGTCAGTTAATAATGGCATAATTTTTTATTTATTAAAATTTAATTTGTTTTAAACAATTCTCTTTGAAATATACGTCTAATTCTAAGATTATTACATTCCAATTATCAATGGTTTTTGCATTCTTACCATTATCTTCTGAATAGTTAGTAATCCTTTGAATCTTGTATTTATCGTCCTTTATTTCGGTTATTGTGCTACGTTCTAACGCTTTTATCACATTCTCTAAAAGAGGGTTTAAAACCTCCTTAAATTCAGTTTCCCAAATGATTGGGTTAGTATTAGTAACGTGTACCGATTGTTTGGCAATGATTAATTTTACCGATTTTTCAATTGTCTTTGAGTACATTCCGATATTATCAGGACTTTCAACCAACCAAATCAAAGGGTATTTATTGGTTTGTTTTAATTGTGAAAGGTACAAATTTAATGTATCTTGACTTCCCCAGTTAAATTTAGGTTTAAAACCTTTTATCAGTGGTAATTGGTCAAAGATATTCTTTAAGTATTCTTCTACTACTATCATAAACCAAATTGATTTTGAAGTGAATAAGTAATTAAAGTAGCATCTGGATAGTTAGTTTCATTATCTGTTAAGAATTGAATTAAACTTACAAATCCTAAACTTTCGCCACTTCCGAACCAATCAATTACTTTTGTAGCTCCTTTATACCAAACAGTTGGAAAACGTGTGTTGCTTCCTTGATATTCAGATACAAAATCATTCCATACAGTTACTAATCTTTGATTAGAATTAACAGAATCAGCGTTTACAGATTTTATGCTTTTTTCTCCTGTTCCTGTAATTGTGGTAACGTTATCTTTTAACCAATGGTAAAAAACGAACTTCGCAAGTAGTGAAGATTTATGTAAACCTTCGGTAAAAATTAAACCATTCCATTTATAGGTTTTACCGTCTTTTGTGTACTCACAACCATTTACCAAATCAAGCCACTTTTGAGGCGCTCCTACGTTAAGAACTCCGCTAGTGATGTTAGTATCTAATTCTTTAAACAAATCATATCCTAAAGCATCTTTTAGCAGTTTTCGAGCGAACTCGTCCACATATTGCGTTAAGATAGTAAGATTATCAGCATCCATTTCATTAATGTTTGGGACGCTTAATTCTTTAATAAAATATGTTTCGTTAATTAAATACATTTACTTCTTTGTTTTTGGTTCGTAATACTTTGCCACTTTATCAATGCGTACTAATTGAGAAGCGAGTAGGGAGTCACACTCCCATACATCGCCTTTCTTTTTTCCAGCAAAGTCTTCTGTAAACTCTACTTTTACCATACTACTATGTAGCTAATGTAGTTAAAGCTGCAGAAATAGAAGCTACTTTTGCAAAACCTGTTGCATCAGCCGTTCTAACTAATAAGTTAAGACGTTTTCTAGCTTTCAAAGTCATCATATCAGAAGACCAATCTGCACCATCATAACCCATACCTACAACAAAACCAGCTTCCTCATAGATTCTAGCATAACGAGAATCACCAAGAATAGCAGTATTAGCAGTTACAGAGTTACATTCGATTACTCTAACGCCTGAAATGATTAACTCAGAAACACCGTTACCACCTTGAGCAAATGGAGGTGCTACGTATTGTTTATTAACGTCTTTCTTAAGCAACATTTTGTTAATGTCGACAATGTTCATTAAGATAAAGTCAGGAGCATATTTAGAACCACCACTAACAGTAATAGAACGTTTCATGTCTACAATTAAGTCATAGATTGAAGCATCCGTAATACCACTTGCAGCAGCAGTATAAGCAGTAGCGGAAGCTGTAAGACCTTTAATGTTTGGAGCTGTTCCGTTACCCGCAATTAAATCAGTATCAATTTTTAAGGCTACATCACCCAATAAGAAATTACGAACTTCTTGCATCAATAGGTTATCATCATAAGCGAACTCCTCAGACACTGGAACGGTAACACCTACTTTTTGTAAGTTCAAAGTATAAGTAGCAAATTTAACTGTAGCTTCTGGAATAACTGCACCCTCAGCAACTGCAGCGGCAGCTCTTACTTTTGTAGCTTCATCCCAATCCACATAACGAACTACTCCGTTAGCGTTCATAGGTACGCTTAATTTCGGGAATAAATCGTAAACAGTTAAACGTCTTGTAGCTAATTGCCCAATATCGTTTAAATCTAAAGCGTAAGGATTATTTGCAACAGAAGCTCTTAAAGTGTCTGCTTTTACAGTCATTTCAAATACTTGACCATTACCCTTTTCGCGTGTAGCCCCGTTAATTTTCTCACGGTTCGCCTTGATAGTTTCTAGCATAGATTCTGCTTTGTTTTCGTTTTTACCAACTTCTTTCAATTGGTTTACTTGTTCTTGAAGTGCGTTAAAGTCTGCTTTCTCGATTGTTTCAGCTCCTTTTAATGCTTCAATTTCAGCCTTTAATGCAGTTACTTCTACATCTTGCGCTTTGTAAGACTCAACCTTTGCGGCTAATTCGTCTAATTGTTCTTTTGTAATCATAGTTTAAAATTTGTTTAATAAATTCTTAAATTCGTTTTCGTTCAGTTTTTGAGTAGTTTCGATAACTGGCTCAGGTTCGGGAGTGATTGGATCGGCTTCCGATTTGCTATTTAAAGTCGGTGTAAGAGTATTAGAACCGCTCCATAACACACAACTATATTCTTTTAATTTAGCTTCTCTAATTGCCCAAAAATAACCCATTTTATCAGCTTCTTCTGGATTACCTAATAAAGGATATATTTCATTCCATACTTTGTAAGCTTCTACTTCTTGCGGGTTGTTTATCGCTAAGTCTAACTTAACGTAAATCATTCCTACTGAGTGCTGAGTAATTTCGTTATTTTTATAAGCGTCAAAGACTTGACAGTTATAATCTTCAATTAGTTCAGATTCTCCAACTACACAAATAGTCTTACCCTCTTTATTAATACCTAAATCAGACCATTTAAAGGCTACTTCTTTAACGCTCTTAACATTACCTACCTTAGAAGCAAAAGAGTGATTATGGTTATCAAAGTGAAATATTTTACTTTCTTTAATTGACTTAGTAAAGCATCCTTTAACGTGGACATCACCGTGAGAATCTAACCAATAGTAAGTATTTGCGATTACTCTTTTAAATGTACTTTCTTCGCCGTCTAAAGCTAGTTTAATCGTTTCAGAAACATCTTTAATCGGTAAAGTACAAACAGAATCGGAGTGTTTAACTACTGCTTTTTTAATAGCAATAACCTCGTCTTTATTTTTTAGTATCTCGTTTATCTCCATCTTTTAGGACTATTTTATTAAGTTCTTTCTTTTTAGCTTCTTTTAGTTCGGACGCGCATACTTTGCCCTCTCCGCACTCTTTACAACAATCTTTCATAATTCCTCTATTTTAATGTTATTAGTATCAGCTAATATCTTGTTATCTAACTTCAATCTAATTACTTCTTGACGTTCTCTTTCAAATACTTGGTTAAATGCTAAATGTTCCCAAGTCATAAATAATTCTGTAAAGTTAAACAATTCACTTAATGAATCGGTTAAATTTTGCCCTTTTGGTTTAAGAACATATTCAACATGTCTATTAATTGCCTTTTCTTGATTCTCGTAAGTACTACTTTTAAGATTAGCTTCTAAAACATCTCTTGGTATTCCATACATAGAACCAATCATAAAAAAGTCATTATAAAAACATTCATCTAATTTAAGACGTGCAATATCATCAACAAACCTTTTTATGTCTATTGGTTTTTTAATAGCGTGAACGGCTTTATTACTTCTAACTACGCCCTCAATACTTTGCTTTTCTTCGTTGGTCATATTAACCGACTCCAAACTCTCACTTTTAGAACTTGCAATAAATTTACGGCTAAACTCAAGATTTATACCTTTTGCATCTAAGGCATTTTCGGAATTAGTTACAATTTTGTACAAAGCATCTAAACGGCTAATCCCTTTAAAAGCGTTATCACTTACCGAGTTAGTAAGATCATAAAAAGGCGTTATTTCAGATAGTGGAATTAACTTGGTAGTATTTCCGTTGTTGTATCTTATTGTGCCCTTTAAAACGTCTTTAAATGTAATATTAGATAGTATTAAAGCATTTATCTTATCTACTAACGTGCTATCAAATTCAATATTAGCAGGATTAAGCCATTGAATAGGCGAAGTTTCATTTAATCGGCTGTTAGGAGTCCAAAGATAAGCCGTACCTAATTGATTAAAAAACATATAATCCCAAAGAAACTGCGTCCAAGTCTGTTTAAAGTTTGGCTTTTTTCTTTGAGTGTATAAGAAGTTTGTAGTAGTCGAAGTGTTTATTTTACCTAAACTAAATAAATCACAATTCAAAGCGAATACCTTGAGTACTGCTGGGTTAGATAAAACAGTATCTATCTTTTGTTTATCGCTTTTAAATTTATTAGCTGAGTTGCCAGAAAACATTTCAAAGAATATATTTCCGCTTGAATCACGCTCAATTACTTGAGGTGTGTTATTGAATCCTATATTAAAATTAAATCCCATACGACAAAGATACTAAATATTTTTAATTATATTCATTTCAAATAATTTTATACACACATATTCTATGGCATTGATTTGATGATCCGTTCCGTCTTCTGGTTGCTCTAAAGTAACCCCAAACCTATCTTTTTGGTATGAATAGTTTTCCTGTTCAAATTCAATATTCTTTGAAGTAGAAGTATAGTAAACATTTAAAGACTGCATAGTTCCGATTCTATCAATAAGTTTAGTTTTGCCACCTACCGATATTGCATATTCCCAACCAGCCCGCCTTAAAGCTACAATCTTAGTAGGTCGGTTAGAATCGCAAACAATCATTTTATCTTTTGGAATATTCAATTTAGTAAACATCCAACTTACTAGACCCTCATCTTCGTGTGCATTGATTTGGTGGTTTTCTGTAGTTGTTAGTGTACGTCTTATTTCATTTTCACTTTTATAGTTTAGTTCGTGAACGTATAAATTACCATCGTGGTACTTAACCTCAACGATTGCAAATGGATCAACTAATCCCCAATCGCACCCGTAATAGGTAGGTTTATCAATCTTTAGGTATTCAAAGTAGTCAATAGGTTTCCAATTATAAATACGACCTTGTTTTTCAGCTTTTAAGCCTAAACCGAATACTTGCCAATTATAATCATTTGCAGTACCTTGTGAAATATTGTATTCCGTTGGTTCATATGATAATATTTTCTTTTTTTGCTCTATAGGTATAAATGGATTATCTTTAAAAGTAGAGTGTATTACCGTAGCGTTATCTCTTTTCATTACTCCATCTGCCCAATGATTGCCTACGGGATTGTAGTCCATGAATACAGCCTTAGAGCATCTCATATCTAATTGGTCAAATGTTTCTTTAGATAGCTTGTAGAATTCATTGAACCAAAGATAATCGGAATGATACCCCATTACTTTCAATTCATCATCCGTTCCCTCAATGTAAATCTGAGAACCGTTTGGAAATGTGAAATATGATTCTGATTTATTATAAACTACCCTATCCCAATTTTCTAATGTAGGGTAATATTTAAGCATATCTTGTAAGATAGTATCTTTACAGTCTTTTTTAGTAACTCTAAAAGCAGCTAATTTAATCCTATCGTTTGACCAAGCTAAAAGCCAAAACAACTGTAAAATACTAAAGGTCTTTGAACTTCTGCTACTACCTGAGTTAATTATATATTTATAATTACCCGAATTTAAAGCGGAATAGTTCTGCTCAAATACGGTAGTAGCTTTAATCATTTGTAGGTTTAATTATTTCTATTTGCAAAGTGTTACTAATCTCTTTACCATTGCTTTTAATATCCTGATTTACATTTTCAGTAAGTCCGTTCAATCGCTGAGTTATACTAGGATTAAATATTCCTGCCATACCTCCTTCGATTTGATTGTTTCTAACAGCCTTACGTATATTATTACAGATAGGGGCATAATCAGAGTATCTTCCATCATCATTTTTAAAATAATCCCCTAAATCATTTATAATATCGTTATCAAAACAATAGCACTCAAAACCCTCTATAGTTAAAGGTCTTTGTCTTTCTCTATAAATCATTTGAGCATCTTTGCCTATGTAATCCTGTACTAAAATAGGATTACTTTTAACCCACTCTTTATAATCTAAAAAGTGTTGCCAAAGTATCTCGGGAGTTGCTATTTTCTTAGTTCCAAATGGACGTGCCATAATTACCTACAGTCTTTTTGAATTTTACTTAATTTCTCGTTGTATTGCCTTGTAACTTCTTTAATAGCTGGTTGACTACTACCAGCGTTATTTAAGGCTGTTAAATATTGCGCTCTAGCTTCTGCTTCCATGTCATCGCAATTCTTTGAGCATCCTAATAGTAATATACCTGCTATTAATCCTAAAAATTCTGTTTTCATTTTGTTTGTGTTTTAAATTGTTAATGTTCTTAAATCTTCGTCAACCACATCATCAAATTCAAAGTGTCCTATTTTGATTAGTTGTTTACTTGTAATATGGAATCTTTTTGACTTGTATGCTTTTTTAGATTCTATTATTTTTTTATCCGTAAAGATAGCTCTTTTAAATTCAATACAATCATCGTGCATTTTAAAAGTAAAAGGTTCGTCGAAAAAATTATCCCAAACGTGAAACTGATAGCTTCCTGTTGAAGTTTGATTAATTCTAACGTGGTTTGTATTATGTACTATTGGCATATCTCGATTTTTTCCACATCCTCCCCGAACTTCTCAGCGATTTCTTGCATTGTTAGTTTTCTTTTGGTTGGTATTTCTTTTGCGTATTTCCAGTGAGATGTTTGAAATCCCCATGCTTCTAATTCTGTTTCGTCTTTTGCGGCTAATATAGATACAAAATAACCATTATATTTGCCTATTATAAGTCTTTTTACATAACTATGATTATTTTCCGAAACCATCATCCATCTTCCCTCTTGGAATGGTAGTTGGGTTATTGCTTGATCATTTTTATGCCAACCTATATTTGTTTTAAAATAATGACCTGTAATATCTATTACATTTAATTCAATAAATACTTTATCTCCTGCTTTCATTTTGTTTGTGTTTTATCGTTTATAAAAGCAAATATATAATATTTATTTTAATCTTTTACTATTTATTTTCAAAAAAGTTCCATCATCTATAAATCTAATATAAGATTCATCATTTTCAACTGCTGAAATGTAGTACTCACGCCCTAATTGCGAAGTGTGAATTACTGCGGTTAATGGCACTTCACACCCTTTGTATATTCGTGAGCCTGCTCTAGCTTTCATATCGTAATCCTTTAGCGTATGACTTAAAATTAATTTCTTTCGGGTAGTGTTCTATTGAATCCCAATAATGATTTATTATTAATTCTGCTGGTTGGTTAGTGTCAATATCAAAACGTATATTGTCAAAGTTTAGATAAACTTCTCCGCCTTGAAAGCAGGCAACCTCCCCGATATTACCAGCTACCCACGAATCAAAGTCTATTGAGTGTTTAATGCAAAATGCTAAAATGTATTCTTGTACTGCTTCTTCAAATCTTTTTTTCATAGTATTGTTTTAAAATATAAAATCATCTTCTTCGTTAGTTTCTTCTTTTACTGCTTTATTATTAATTATTTCAAAATACCTACCATTATGGTCTTTGCCTTTTACTAATTCAAATCCTTTAAAATCGCAATAAACAGAAACCCATTTATTAAAGTTTCTACTATTTAAATCTTTATAATTTCTATTATCATTTATAAAAGCTATTAATATTTGAGAGTTGTAAATTCTTGTATTTTCTGAAAGGTTACCATCATTTACCCAATCATAAAAATCTTTATTTGTAGATTGAATAAATCTTTTTTCGTCTGCATTAATTGATATTGTTTTTGATAATCCATTTTTAAGAATTGTTGTAAATTATTAATCATATAATTATCGAACTTTTCCCAATCTAATGATTCCCAACTATCAAAAAGTAATCTACCATATTCAGACAAAGGACTTCTTTTTGAATTGAAATATTGATAAAATTCTATTTCGTGTCGCCTTCTATCGTGTGAGCTTCCTGCACCATTAATAACGTAATTTGTTGAGATAACTATCTTTGGCGACCTTTCAAATGGTATAAATATTTCTTCTTTATTTTTTCTATTAACAGTAATACCCTCAGTAATTAAACTAAATAACTGTTCAAAGTCAAAGTTTCTTTTAACATCATCAAAGCATAAAATCTGAGTATCTAGATTTACTCTTTGATAAACAAAGTCTGACTTCTTTGGGTCAAATGCTTTACCATCAATTTTAACTGTATTTCTAAATTTTGAAAATGCAGTAATCATTAAAGACTTACCACTTCCACCGTTTGGATTATCGTCAATTTCTTGGTCGTTAAATATTATCGCCTTTTGGTCTGTTTTATCTTTAAAAGCGTGAATTAAATAACCCATTGTAGATTCTAAAGATTTAATTCTATTAGTGTCATTATCACTTACTTTTGATACAAAATCTTGAAAATCATTTTTAAAATCATCTACTTTATTAAACTTTCTGTTTATAATTTGATTTTCCCAAATGTACCCGTTTACATCCAAATAATGAACTAAATCAATATTATTTTTACTTACTCTTACCACACCATTTTGAAAAGGAATATAAGCTAAATATCTTTCATCTTGAAGCATTTTAAGTTCTATTGAATCAATCATATTCAAATGACTTTCTTGAAACAAATAAGGCGACTTACTGCAATAGTTCCAAACGCTTAACTCTCCTTTTTTTAGTAAGTAGTTTAAAACAAAATCTTTAATTTGACTTACACTTGAAAGTTTTACTTTGTTTTCTATTACTCTAACAAAAACAGGACTTTCTGAGCTTTCTGGATAGTATTTATTAAATCCGTTTTTAGTTAAAAAACAACTATAACTAAAAGGTTCTACTGCTATTCTTTCAACTCCATTTTTATCTACTGAAATATTCCAAAAAATATCTTCTGATTCTATTAAATCAGATTTAATTTCGTTAATAAATTCATCATTAACATTTAATGACTTTTTTATTTCAGACGGAGAAATTCCTGATTTAATTTTATTCTCTACTTTTTTAATTTTTTCAAAATCATCAAAGTATTTACTATCAAAGTTTGATTTTCTGTAAGCTGATTTAATAGTTCTTTTACATTCTGATTCGTCAAAATCACCTATTACAATATTGTTTAAAATATAACCTTCTGCTATTGATTGACTTATTCCATAATCAGAAAAGCAAAGAGCTACTTTTAAAATATAGTTATTTCTATTACCCTCAGAAAACGTACCTCCAAAATCAAACTTCATTATTTTATCAATAATCTTTTGTTCATCTCTTAAAATACATACTGGAGTTTTTTCGATATACTCATAACCTCTTTCTTCTTCTATACTTTCAAATACATCTGAAAACTGATTTAAATATACATCTGGGTCATAGCTTTCAAAACATACCCTAGATACATTGCAATTTAGATTATCAAAGTATTCTGAATTAATATAATTTTTAAAAGCGTTAAATCTTCTTTTATGTTCAAACTTATCGCTTTTTGGGATTCTAACTATTAATTTAAGACCATTACCACTTGGAGAAGTAAATACCATTAAAGTATGTTTATCGCTCTTTAAACGCTCCCTTTCTAAGTTCATAGTTTCAATATCTGGGTACTTATCAAAATCAAGTACCATACATCCAGAATGATTAACTAAACCATTATCACTTCTATCTGAGAAAACGCCATTAAACATAATCGCAAGTAAAGATTCTTTTTTAGATTTAATAAGTTCTTTATCTTCTGAGGTTCTTATAAAATTAATCTTATCAATTAAGTCAGGATAACCTTTTTTAATTCTTAAATAAACATCTGTAAACTGTAAAGTAAAAGGGGTTTCCTTTGAATTAAACAAGTTCTTAAATATTGATATTTCTGTTTCAAATGGTGTTTTCATTATTTTTTTAAGTTTTTAAAATATGTTTCTTTTGCTGTTTTTCTTTTATGGCAACTTTTACAAAGTGCTTGTAAATTGTACAAAGAATTAAATCCTCCGTTTGCAATTGGTATTCTATGGTCAATATCAAATTCTCTTTCTAATAAATCTTTTTCACATTCTTTACATTTATAATCCTGACTTGAAGCTATTGCCATCTTTTCAAATTCACTAAATGTATATCTATTTGAATTATCTTTAAAATTAGATTCTTTATCTACAAAAATAATCTTATTCTTTGCCCTACTCATAGCCACATAAAGTAACTGATTAGAATCTTTATAATTAAGAGATGAATAATCATAAACGGGAATAATAACACTATCATAAGTTGAACCTTGCGCCTTGTGTGCCGTAATTGCGTAAGCTCTTTTTAGAGATGCAAAGCTATTTTTATAATTTGAATAACGAGTATTTAAATCAGTTAAATATTCTTTTAATCTTTTTATTTCTGCTTTTGCTTCTAAATCATTTTTCAATAAAGATAATTTTTGAATATTATTAAGGCTTGTTTTTCTTTGGTTAGATATAACTGAACTTAATTTACTACCAACTGAAAGACCTCCTTGAATATGCCTAATTTCTTTTACCCTACCATCTTTATCTTTAACTTGAATTATTCTATAATTTACTACTTTACTTTCTTGTTTTATTCTTGAATTATCTATCTCAAATATTTCTGTAATATAATCACTAATATAAATAACATCAACTATATCAGCAGTATAAAAAGAAACCTTTTGATTAGCAGTGTCTAAAGCTTTGTAAAAAGAATCAAACATTAAAGTATCATTTACATTTATAGAGTTCAATTTATATCCTTTATCCATAGACTTAGTAGAACCTATTAACCAATTAAAAGAAAGTACGCTTTGGTTTTTATAACAAACGGCTACTGAGTTACTTTCTTTTATTGTTTTCTTTAGTTCTAAAGAATTAATTTTATAAAATAGTACATCAGTATCATTTTGTTTTTTTAAGGCTATATTAACAGGCTTCATATACTTATCCATATTTAAACGAAACCCAGATATTAAAGCACTTAAATCAGTTCCATCTTTTTGACGTTGTTGAATAGTCAAAGTGTATGTTTTTTCTTTTGGTATGCTTAAAAAAATCTTAGAAACTAAAAACCCTTCATCATTTCTAAATGAATCTTCTTTACTTGTTTCTATTGGCGGTAATTGCAAGTAATCCCCAATTAAAATAAATTTACACTTATGTTTAATTTTGTTTATTATTTCAAACTTAGTTTTAGAGATTAAAGATATTTCATCAATTACAATTAAATCAGGTATTTCATTATCTTTTGGCTCTCTATAAGATATTGTAGTTTTATCCTCAAAATCTTTTTTCATTTTAAATTTAAAAAATGAATCAATAGTTTTAATAGTAGGGTTAAGATAACCAGCATTATTTAATCCATCTTTTAAAACTCCTGTTACTTTATTTGTAGCACCTAAAAATAAAATAGAACCTTTATAATTATGAATAGATTGACATAAAGTGTATGTTTTCCCACAACCTCCAGCACCATAAATTCCAAAGAACCCTTTTTCATTTGATTTTAAGAACTCGACTAATTTATCTTTTAGTTCTTGTTGTTGTATATTTAAACTCATTTTATTGGGTTAAAAATTTACATTTATTATAACCTCTTTGTTTTACATAGTATTCTTTAACGTGTTTAATTAAATGTTTATGCTCTTTTTTATTTTTACCTTTTTTAAAAACAAAAAACAAAAGAGTTTTTTTATTATCCTTTTGAAACACATATTCAAAGAACTCGTTAAATTCATAAGATTGGTCTAAGTGGTTAAACTCAAATGTTGTTTCTGTTAATTCAAAAAATTTACACATAATAATAATTTTTATAAATGACAAAACCCCTAAAGAGCTACTACACATCTTTAAGGGTTAAGTCTGTTAGTCTATTGACTAAATATCTTTACGCAAGTAGTAGATTGCTGAGTACAAATATAAATAATTTAATAATATAAAATACAATTTAAATGGATTTTATTTTTTAACAGGACAGACTTATTAAAAAAAGGACAGACTTTGTATATTTTTAGACGATTTAAAAAAAGTCTGTCCCGCTGTAAAGCCTTATAAACATTGATATTTTTGCAATCCGTGACGATGGGACGATAAAAATGTAAAAAAAGTCGACCCCCCTTTGAATTTCTGAACTCTCGCAAAATAGCGTATAAGAGCTATCGTCCCATCGTCACGTTTTTACTTAAATATTTATAAATCAATACTTTAACGTTTTTAAGTCTGTCTTTTTTAAGTTTAAGTCTGTCTTTTTGGTTTTTAAGTTTGGCCCAAAAAAAAAGCCAGCTATTTTCATAACTGGCTAAAACAACATGACAAAAAGGTTAAAACACTTTGCGAAGATACTAATTTTTTACAAATGTTCCGTTAATCATTTCGCCTTTTCTTTTAGAAATTACATTGTATGCACATTCTAGGCAGTCCTCAATATCCATACCTTGCATTTTAGCCTGAATAATAATAGTCACCATAATATCGCCGATTGCATCTTTAATTTCATATTTATTATTTTTACCTACTCCGACAAGTAACTCTCCAGCTTCTTCTAGTGTTTTTAATGCTTGCTTTTCAAATGTACCGTTTTCTAAGATACCTTTATCATCCGCCCATTTTTCGACTTTTTTTATTAGTTCTTTCATTTTATAAATTTTATTAATAATTCCGCTAGATTGATTGCTAAATTTTCGGCTAATATTTGTATATTATATTTTGTCATTTTTCAAAGGTTTGTGTTTTATAGAATTTATTTTTTCCTTGTTCACGCCTTTTAAGGCATAATATTTTAATATTGTATTAATCCTGAATAGTTGGTCTTCAGTCGTTTGTTGTTGTTTCATTTTTTAATTTTTGTAAGTATAAAATAGCATCCATTAACTCCTCTTGTAGATGGTTAAAAAAATCGTCTGTATTATTTTCGTGTAAAGTAGTTCCGTACTTTTTAATCCCTACTTCTGAACGTTGTAAGAACTTATCTGTTACTTGTTTTACTATTGGATCGGTTTTCATAATAATATAAATTTAATTGTTTCTAGTTGTACTCTATTACCGTAGAGTATATTATAAATCTTTGATGCAGGAACTCCGCAATTTCTTGAAGCTTCGGCAATAGATTTATATTGTTTTTTTTCTGTTTCTGTGATAACGATAACAGGGCATTTAACCCCGCTAGCGTTATCTCTTTTTACATCAGTTCCGTTTTTAAGATTCTCAATATCTTGAGCAGTCCATTTACTACGCCTTTTATTCCATAGATAAAAGTTAGGTAGTTTTAATAGTAGTTGTATTTCTTCGGATTTTGTCATAGTTTATAAATTAATTCCACACATTTCTAAACAATTTTCACACTTACCTGTAAATGCTTTTTTATTAAATTTACTAATTAATTGTTTTGATTTCATAAAAGCCATTTTTTTTACATTTATTATATTTTGTTTTACAAATTCATTATTTTTTGATGGTCTAAATACTGTATCAATTACATTTAGATTTTTAAATAATTTTCTTTGTATTTCTGCTTTCTCTTTACCTATTACATTTTCTTCATTAAAATCACAACTTACAATTCTTAAAACTGATTTACAAAAAGGTTTTAATCTTTCGTATTGAGTTAAATCGGTATTAATTAACAAATCATTATCCAAAGCAGAAACTGAAGTATTAATACAAATGTTGTATTTTTTAATTTCGTTTAATTGTTTATCTGTTAATACATTCCAATGCCTTGTAATTATAACTATTTGTTTTTTATAAGAAATGTCAAAAAATGATAATTGACTACTATCTCTTATTTCTTTTATTATTTTAATAGTATGTTCCCAATTTTCTGAGGGGTCGCCAGCACATCCAATTCTAATAAATGACATATCTATTTTTTCAATTTGTCTTATTATTTGTTGTTTATGCGCTTCATTTTCAAAATTTCTTTCAATAGATTTGCTAAAATCAATACCGTATCTATTTGCAGTTTTAAAAGCATAACAATCATTATAACAGCCTTTTGGATTTTCTAACATACCGCTTTTACATCCTTTAATTGTATCTAAATCCCAAATACCCCTTTCGTTCTTAGAAAGGGATATTATACTTTTATAAGTTCTCATTACAATCTACCTATATTTGGATAAAGGTCTTTTATTTTTGAAGTATCACCTTTGTAAAAAACATAAATACGCTGTTCACATTTTGGATATTTTCTACTATTTAATGTTTTCTTTGCTGTGGCACGTCTTGTAAATTCACTTTCTAAATAAATTATTTTATTATAAACGTGTAATCCTTGTTCTTTAAAAAATAGTTCGTGTTCTGCATCTGAACAATAATAACCTCCATCTTTATTTCTGCTATCTCCAGTCATAACAACAAAGAAAGTATTATCATTCATTACAGAAATAGCATTTTTATAACCTTCAAAAAGCATATCTCTAAATTGTTCATAAGTTGATAGCGAATTAAGTTCGCCTTCTGGACTTTTTCCATCATAGTCTAAATAAGTTTCAACTTTATAATAAGGAGGACAACTAAAAACTAAATCATAGTTTTGCTTTGGTGTAAATTTTGACGTATCTGATTTTAACCATTTTACATTAACAAAATCTTGACAAAGTGCATTATTAGCATCACATTGATTTTGTCTAATTTCAGAAGACAAATATTCGTATCCACAGCCACCAGCAACAAACCCCATTTGAACTCCTCCGCCAAAAGGATTATAAATTCTACATCCGTTAGTAGGCATAAACATACGTGCTATAATTTCACAAGCTGTAGGATCTAAAACAGATGCATTACCATTCAAATCTTTTGTTTTATCTGTTAAAATTTCTCCATCTTTAACAGTTTGTTTTGATAACACAACATTTGACATACCTGATTTACCCTGCCAACACCCTTCACGACTTGCAAATTTAGGATTAGGAATATTATATTTTTTTCCAGCTTCCTCTAATTTTTCATTCCACGCTCTTTTTACTTTTAACCATTCCCCACTTGTAGAGTTCCATAAATTAGTCATAGCCATATGACAAAGTCTTTTCACTCTTACTTGTTCTTCTTTACCGTAATAAATATAAGTAAAATCATTTTTTGCTAAATTAACTTTAAATCCTAATGCTAAAAAAACTTTTGGATTCTCTAATTTATGTTTATTTGAAACAGTCATAACCATATGATATCCAAATGTATTTTGATCAATTATTTTTTGAACCATCATAGAATATATTTCTTTAGATTCTTTACCAGGATACATTGCAGACTGTAATAAACAAAACTCGCCTACTATATGATTTACTTCATAAGTAAAAAAACCGCTAAACTCATCATTAATTTTTAAAATAATAGCAGAATGTTTTTGCATATTAGCTCTTGCTGCCCTATAAGCTATTTTATCTATTAATGCCAATTCTGCTACTTGTGATTCATAACCACTTCCAATAACGCTATTCAATTGAATAAGCTCAATTTTTTCCTCAAATAAACTTTTTTGTGTTCTCATTTTTAATTTGTTTTAAATGTGTATGCAAATATAATAAACTTTTTTAAATAAAAGTAAATATTTTTAATAAATTTTAGGGACGTTATAAAAACATCCCTTTTTTCCAATCAATACTATAAAATATATTCGGCATTTCTTGTGCTAAAAGTTCCCCTATTTCCTTTGCAATTAGTTGTATTTCAAGCTCTGCGTGATGGTCAAGTCGTACATTTAAAAACGATAGCCAGCTCCTTAAAGAACCTTTTGCACTCATTGTGGTAGTTAGTGTTTCGGGTAGTATTTTACGTGCGCATTCTTTCGCTACTCCTGCATTAATTAATTTTTTGTAAAGGATTTCAGATTTTATTAAATGCTGTTTAATTGCCTTTTCTGCATCCATTTCGTAATCTTCTCCATCGTGGCGACCTCCAAAAATTGTTTCTGTCCAAATAGGATTAAAAACCTCCGTACTACTTTGGCGATTAGTCGGATGTTCTTTTCTGATTTCTACGTTTTCAAAAAGCACCCTATCTGAGTAACGTGTGCTATGCTCTTGGAACTTTAAAGATTGGTGTCTTAAAATTTGGCGACCTATTGACCTGCTTGTTTCGATTTCAAAAGTAAAATCTATCATATCCAAAGGCGACCAGTGTTTTGCGTTCATTAAGTACTTTACTAGCTTACCATTATCCTCTTTTATTATCCCGTGCCTTGCGATTGCGGAAATGATTTCTTCACTTGTAAGGTCTTTATATTTTCCTACTCCTGTTGTTTTGCTAACTAATTGTACTTTCATAATTCATTTTTGATTCAAAGATTTCGTATTCAGATTCTTCTTCTAAGTGTAATAATTGTTTTATTGTTTTAATACTGGATTCATCAAAGTAACGTCTATTTCCCTCTATTCGTATCGGTTTAATGTTTTCTTTTTTTATGATATAAGCCACAACATATTTCTCAATACCTAATTCATCTGCAATTCCTCTACTTGTTTTCATTACAATTCTGGATTAAATTCGTTTCTTAAAATGGTATTAATCTTTTGTGTTATCTGTTGAAAATAGGTCGTTTTCTGAACCGTATAAGTGTCGGCGCATTCATTGTTAAGCAATTCACAAAACTCCGTTAAATTAGCCTTTAATTCAATCATTCGCGGGTTAGTTACTTTTAATTCGTCTAAGCATTCAAGTAGTAACTGGCATAGGCAATAAAACAGGTGCATTTTCATATTCTTTTTCTTCGGTGTCATATTTAAAGTTTTTCTATTTCTTGTTTAACTTCTTGCCAATAATTTTGACTTTCAATATCTTTTAACTTTCTAATTGATAGTATCTCATCAACTGCTATTAAAGCGTATTGTTTAGCATTATCTTCATAATCGCATTCTCTACAATAGAATGTAAATCTATATATTAATTCTTCTGCCTTCTCTTTCGGTGTCATCTTGTTTACATTAAATTTATTTTGTCTTGAACTGCTATCCAAAACATTCTTTCATATCCAAAATCCAATTCCATTAACAATAATTCTATTGCGTTATTTGCAAATTTCTTTTGTGTTTCTTTATTGGATTCATCTAATACATACCCGTTAAATTCAAATGAATTAAAATACAATCTTGCAGTTTCGTCTATTTTTTCGTGAATTGTCATCATCTTGTTTTGTGTTTTAAATTAACCGCCCTAATTAAAGAGCGGTTTTGGTTAGTTGTTAAAATGCTAGTTCGTCCTCATCAGGAATTTCACTTGCTACAGGTTGTGCTTCTACAAAAGGCGCGCTTTCTTTTAAATTTGCGAAGTAAAATTTATCCTCTTTAGTTGCTCCTTTGAACGTCCCACGAATTGAAGCTATATTACCATATTGGTCAATTTCGTCTTTAACATAAACATCTACATTCAAATAAATACGTCCGTTTTTTTCGCTTTTTGTAAAAGCCTTGTTACCTGATTTTGCCATTTCTAACAATTTAGAAAAATCGATTGAGCCAAAAAATGATTGTGCCATAATAAAATATATTTAAAAAATGGGTAGTAAGTTGCAGTACTACCCTCACTGCATTTAATTTAATAGTTTTTCTCTTGTTCAGCGGTTACGCTATATTTTTGCTTTACTTGCGCTATTGTAGCACCTACTTTCTTTGCGTTGGCTAAATTTTCAGCGGTTGCCTGTGGCTTAGGTTGTACCGCTTTTTGTGCGTCATCATCTTCAGAACCAATTCCGCAAATAGAACTTAAAGCGTAACGTCTAGCGTAGGTAATACCACTACCGTAGGCTTGGGCATCGTTTTGGTTCTTGCAAAATATTTCCGCATAACTTTCAAAAGTTTCTCCTGATTCGTGCATTAAAACCGTTTTAACAAAGTTTTTACCCTCGATAAATACTAGAGGTTGTAAAAGTACGATTCCATTATTATTTAATGCTGGAACTACTGCATAAAGTACATCGTTTAAATCAGCGTAGCGATTCTTAAAGAAAGGGTTTACACTACCTTTTTTTGGTGTGGTCATTTCTAATTGAGCCTTAACAAGTGCGGCAGCTATATTTTTCATACCTTAAAATTTAATTGTTTTATAAGATTTTCTATAATTAACTGATACCTTAGGTACATTGTTTCCGTATCCGTCTATAATATCCTGCTTTTGTGCTAATTTTAATAACTCCTCACGGCTTTTAATTAGTTCTTTATAATGCGCCCAAACCTCATCTTCTGAATAGTTAGGAGTAGAACCACCCTCAACCGTCTTCACTTCAATACCGAAAGATTTACCATCTTCAATGTGTTCTTTTATTTCGCTAATTGCGGTATTAATTACCTCTGATAATCTAACTAAGTGTGCAGTAGTTTGGTTTAAATTAACTTCGCCTGCTTCAATTAAATTATCTACCATTCTTTTCCCAGTTAATACGGCTTCTTTTTTTGTGAAATTGTGGTCGTATTCTCTTAATTCCAAAAACATATCTTTAGATGCTCCCATTTTCTAAATCTTTTAAAAGTTGTGTTAATAGTTGTTTTGCTTCTTCAAGTTGTGCCTTAATCCTTGCGTTTTCAATTTCTAAGGCTTGGATTCTTTGCGCTTGGTAATCTGTGAGTTGTTCCATTTTGTGTATTTTTAATTGTTTTGTTATGCAAATATATAACATTTATTTTAATTTCAAACTATATTTTTGAAAAGTTTTTATTTTCATTTCAATTTTATCTGTTAAGTAAGAGTGTAAATTGCTTCTTTTCATTCCTATTGCCTTGGAAAACTGAGCCTTAGTAAGTCCCGACTGCTTAAATAGTTCTTTAAATTCTTTATTCATTTTAAAATGGTGTTTTTTGTTTTGGTATTAAATCCTTGTACTCTCGTTTTATCTTTTCAGATATTGCTTGTCGTATAAAATGACCTACGTCAACATTATAAGACTTCATTTTTTGAAGCGTTAAAAGTTGCATTTCAGTAATTCTAATTACCTTTGTTTTTATTAGTACTTTCATAATATTGTAATACATTTATAGCGGTTAGCGGGTAGTTAGCAGTAATACTAATCAACATCGTCTAAATCTCCGTAAGTTTCTTTTTCGCACTTTGCATTTAATAAAATTAAATCACTCATTTTCCCAACTACGTGAACTGTTTTCCAATTACCCTTATATTCTTTAAACTCTTTTAGTTTTACGTTAAATTCTTTATGGTATTTTTTTACACAATCCGCAAATTTGTTAGGTACATTAGAAATAAATGTACTACTGCTAACATCGGTTTGCACGCATTGTGGCACTTCTGTGTTTTTGTTTTTATTTGGCATAATTAAAAGTTTAGGATTATTTGTTAATATTAGTTTTCAATTCGCCACAACGACGAGCAAGCCGAGTGGCGTTATATGCTATTTTAAATAGACACGCTTTCAAATTTTGATTTTCTAGGATATGCAAAATAAGATAACTCACAACCAATTTCTGAAAGATATTGTAATTTTAAATATAAAGACATTTTTGAAAAATCTTCCACCGATTTATCCGATGCTCCTAAATGACTTCTCAAATAGCTTTCGTATTCATTTATTATAATATCTTTATTTGGTAGTATCTTACATAAAGTAGAATCGTTTAATTGATTTACTTTATTTTTAAAAGAAATCATTTCTGCTTCAAATTCTTCTTTTCGCCAATCAGTGTTTGACCAATATTTATCATAATAATAATCTACTGCTTTATTGATAGCGGTATTTTCATTATTGCAATTTACTTCAACATTTACAAAATGATAATCTTCGTTACCATCTTTTGCCGATAATTTTACTATATACATATTTTTATAAATTTGCGAAAGAAAAACAGCATATAACAGCGTGTATAAAAAATGGCGGGTTTCGTGCCATTTAGAAACATTAGTGCTATATTCAACTGCATTGCTTTCAAGTTAATTTTGTGCTTTAATTCCGCCACTTCTTATACACGCAAACCGTTATGCCTCATTTTAAGAAGCCTTGCAGAAACAATCGGTTTCAAATTCAAACAAATCGCATTGTTGTTGTGAAAGTTCGTGCAAATCTTGCGCTTTTGTAAATGGTCTTTTTGCCATTTCAACTAATTCCTCAATGCTTTTATTTGTTCTTAAATCAAATCTTGGTATTTCTTCAGAACTATATTTTTGCTCCATTTCAAGCCACCATTTAGCACTTTCAGGATTTTCTTTTATAATTGTCAATCTTTTTTTCAATGACTTTTTAAAGCATAAATCACAATTGCCTTGATAGTCTTTTAATCCTAAATCAAACCTTTGCTTTTCCCACCAATTACGAATAAATCTGCTATCAATTTTTACTTCATCACATAAGGGATAAATTACTTTTTCAATTTCAGCATTTACACTTTTACGATGTGCTTCATCGGCTCTAATCCCTACTACTTTAATAACATCAAAGTCTTTATAATTATCACGTAAATAAGCATCAATAGGTCTTTGTTTTAATTCTCTTGTGCAATTTGAAGCCATATTATTAGGTAATGGATATTTTTTAAGCATCGCTTCAAATGGTTCTCCATTTCTTGAAGCAGTTTCAAAATCAACTATTGTATAAGTTGTACCTTTCCCTTTTTCGTTGTTTACTAATGCTTCAAGATAAACCAAATTCAATCCAAATTCTTTATCGCATTTATCGGCAAATTGTAAAGTTTCTTCACGTTCTTTTCCAGTATTCATAAAAACAAAAATGCAGTTTTTATAATGTGGATGCTCTTTCATATACTTTGCTAAAAATGCGGAAGTACGACCACCTGAAAACAAAACCACGTATAAAAACGAGGCATAACACGTGCTATAAGAAATAGCGGGTTCAGTGCTTTCTGAAAGTTTGGGTATATTTGTAAAATCTGTCATAAATTTAAAGTTTAGTTTTTATTAATCCGCTACTTCTTATATCACCATACGTTACCTGTAAATATTGCGAGAAACAAATAGAATCTCGCAATAT